TAACGCTATTGTTATTGGAGATAGCATGATTATGTGTAACGCTAAAGTACGTGATAATGTTATCATCTATGGAAGTGTTGTAATTGACGGAAATTCTATTGTAAAAGACAATGCCATGATATGTGGCTATGTAAAAGTTAACGGCAAAGCAATTATAGAAGGAAATGCAGTTGTACGTGGTCATGTAACTATTGAAGGTAGTACCAAAGTATGCGACAAAGCAACAATTAAAGATTATGCAACATTAAGCGGTAATTGTATTGCCAAAGATAACTCTATCATTGGAGGTTATGCAGAAGTAGGTGGCTTTGCGGTAATTGGAGGTAATTCTAAAATTAAAGATAATGTAACTATTGGCGGTAAAACAAAAACTACTGATAACGTTATTATTAAAGGTAAAGCAATTATGTCCGCAAATATTATCTTAATGGATAATGTTATTATCGCAGGTTATTTTGTATTAGAATTAACTGATAATAAGTTAATTCGTTTGGGAGGAGAGATTGAACTTTCAGAAACTCTATATTGGGGTGATGATATGTTATAATAAATTTTTAACAAAACAAATAAAGGATTATGAAACAGATTAAGAAAGTGTACGTTCTAACGTTGGAGGAAAAAGTTAAGTTTACTAATGATGTATTAGTACTTGGCACATTTAGTAGTGAAAGAAGTGCTAAACAAGCAATGAAGGAAACATTTGAAACTATTTACGAGAGTGAATATTCCAAAATGAATAAGAATGATTATATTATTACAAAGAGTGATGATATAATGCACATTTCAGAAGTTCAGAATAGTGTTCACACAACATTGAGAATTACCGAAACAATACTTGATAAGTGGGAAAAGTAAATCAAATTATTATTAACTAATAAAACATTTATAATTATGGAAGGAAAGAATATTTTTATCGTTACAAAAGAAACACTGACATATATTGATACCGATTACTCTACTCTTGTAGCGTTCAATAACTTGGAAGACGCTAAAAAGAAAATGAAGGAACTTATCAAAGAAGATATGTCTTACTTTGAAAACGAGTTTCCTATAGACGACATTTTTGTAGATGAGAATGAACACGCAATTTATATTAATGTAATAGATAGCGATGAGTATAGTAAAATCGAAATAAAGCAGACAACTCTCTATTAATAGGGAGTTGTTTTTATTAAAACAATATCATCAATAAACATATTTATTAAATGTAATACATAAATTGTATAGTTAATAATATATGGAACGTTTATATAAAATTTGGAAATCTTTATCTCCTATAGATAAATTCTTTTATGCACAAGAGTATTGGAAGAGTGTTAACTCACCAAATATGTGGTATGGAATGAATGAAATAGATACAAAACTAAAAGGTTACAAACCTATTGATGTTTTAAGTATATTACAACCAAAAGAGTTTGATATAAGAGATAGTTTCTTTAGATACAACGAACATCATCTTTTAGTTAGCGGAAACGCAGAAGATGTAATGAAGGATATTAATTCTGACATTGATAAAATTATAGAATATAACGCTGACGAATTATAAAACAAATATACATACTTAAATAAGTACAAATAGAGTATGTATGATAATTATATAAGATTAAATTAATTTATAAAGCAAATAAATACATAATAAAAAGTAAAATATAGATATGGAAAATTTATATGAAAAGTGGGAAACTTTGTCACCTGTAGAGAAATTTCAATATGCGGAAGAGTATTGGGACGCTGTAGAGTCACCAAACAAATGGTATGCAATGAGCGACTTTGATAATCAATTTGCAGACTACTCACCATTTGAAATTGCACGCAAACTTGCAACGGGAAAGTTTAATCCATACGACAGTTTCTTTAAATATGACCACAACGGAAATGTTATAAGTGGTACATCAGCCGATGTCATGGTAACTATTAATGATAATATTGATGATATTATTGATTATTTTGAGGAACAAGAATATTAAAAAACAAACAGAAATAACGGATAATAGGGATAGTAATTTATATTGCTGTCCCTTTATTGTTATATTATATATACACATACGCACGTATAATATACATAAGCAATAACCAAACAATGACTTATATAAGTACAAGTATAACACACGTGTTAACTTTAATTAACTATAATAATTTTGTGGAATGAAATAAATTACTTAACTTTGCAACATAAATCAAATGGGAATAGTCCCACAAAATATTTAAAATCATTAAATTATGGATAAAGAATTAATAAAGTATGGTTTAGTTTGTCTTTTAACTATATTGTTAAACGTGGCAAATCTTGTTGCTTTGTGTACAAGTCAGAACCCTTTTACATGGGTTATTATTATAGTTGTCTATTTTTTGCTTTTGGCAATTATCCACATTGAAGACATCTATAATAAAATCGGTGAACATTACGTGGAAAAGAATTATGGACACAATAGGTATTAAAATAACACATTATCCGACATGATATTTTTTCGTGTCGGTTTTTATATTATATATACACACGAAAGGGAAAACAATTAATTTGTTAATAAAAGTTAATACACTAAAATTTTTAATCTAATTATTTGGTAGATTAAAAAAATATATCTATCTTTGCAACGTGAATCAAAACAAAAGGTTAAACAACGGACTACCTAAATAAAATGTCCGTTAAATTAATTATCATTGAATTATGAATAATACAACAAACATCGAAAGCGTTTACAAATTGATTAAGACTATTAGCACAAAGTTTGGTTCTGCAATGGTCGTAAAGTCAGAGCCTAAATTTAGGGGAGGTAAAAGTTGTCCTTTCGTTGGTCGTGTACAGAAAATGACACTAATAACAAATTGCCGTTTTGGTAGTTATGTGAATAGTGTAAACGCAACTTTGGAAAAGAAGGGAATAGAAACAGAATATAAAGCAGCACCACGCAAAGGAATGCACTTTGTAGAAGGTATGTATCCTTATATCCTTCAGTCTGATAAAGATAGTGAACAATACTATATTACAATGAATTACCGACCTTCTGACAAAACCACATTTGAACACGTCTTTGTATTAGACGGAAAAGTGGTAACAGACGAAACAATACGTGCGGAGATTGAAGGTTGGATATATGTTGCACCAAAAAAGGAAAATACCAAGCAGGCGGAGGCAGGACTTGAAAGCGAGGAACAAACGAAAGTCGTTACATACAAAGTACAGAACGTTATCAACATAGGCAAAGCACACGACTTAAAAATGTTATGGGATATGTTAAGTAGATAAATAAAATTTATTCATTTATGTTTAAAAATATTCAAAAATAAGTACCTTTTAAAAGGTAATAAACTTAAACTTGAAAGAGTTAAGGAAGTATTATTATCGTTTCGAAGAAGCCTGCCAAAGGTAGGTAGTGAATGTATGGGAAGACGTATGACGACTTTTGAATATGTTTAATTCTTCGGATATGTTGGTGAAGTAATATAAATTGAAGGTAGTATCTATTAGGGTACTACTTTTTTGTTTAAATATGCTTTATTTCCTTTTTAAGCGGTTCTAATAGAATAAACCTACAATTATACTAAATCATTATTTCAAACGAATACAAAGCAAATAAATGACTTAATAGCGTATGTTATTATATTATTATATATACACACACGAAGGAATAATATGTTATTTATTAATAAAAGTTAACGACATAAAGATTTTTAGTAAAATGTTTGGTATATTAAAATTAATTGCGTATCTTTGCATCGTCAATCAATAACAAAGGGGTTAACAACCGACCACCCTATTTCAAGTATCGGTTAAATTTAAAACATTGAATTATGTTTACTTTTAAGAATTTTGAAAACGAGTTTAACAACCTTTCTAATAACGAGCAAGTTGAGATTTTCAACAAGTTTTGCGACAAGTATAATCTTACACATCAATTCTATGAAATGAGTTCTTTGGATGACTTCTTGATGAGTAGCACACCTTTGGGGGTGCTTAATAGTCTTGAGGAAGGTTTTGATAAAGATAAAGATTATATCCAACAAAATGGATATGGAAATTACGAATCTTTAAGCGGTATAGAAGTAAGGTTATATATCAGCGAAAGCGGTTATATGTCTGAAATATATGAGGATGAAAGTTTGTGGTGCGATACTATAGATACCACACCATACGAGGAGGAAGACGAGGACGAGGAAGATGAGGATTAAAAAATAATATGACGTAACATGATAGGGAAAAGGGGTACAGATAAAATAATTAAGTACCCCTTTTATTTTGTCTGTAAGGGGTTTAAATTATTTATATGATAACTTATACTATATTATTTTATTAAGTGGTTAGAACTAAAAAGAATATGGTTTATTTTTAATTTGTTCACTGAATATATAGCATGGGTAGGCCCTATGGGGGTGGCCACCTATTTAACCCACCTACCCACCGCCATAAAAGGGGGTGTTTGAGAACGCCCACGGTTCTCCGTCCAAAA